CCGCAAGTTTCCGCGCGTTTTTTATGGGTAAACGAGGACCTAAGCCGCAGCCCGCCGCCGCCCGCCTGCTCGCCGGCAACCCCGGCAAGCGCAAGGTGCGGCCAGACCTCCCCGCCCCCGCCGGCACTCCACCGATGCCGGCCAGGCTGCTGGTGGAGCCGGTGGCCGTTGAGAAGTGGAACGAGCTGGTGCCGATCCTCGTGCAGCTTGGCACGCTCACGGCAGCCGATGGCGAGGCCCTCGCCACTTTGTGCGAGGTGTACGCTGCCACACAGGCGTGTCTTTTGGAGTTGCGGGCAACCGGCCCGGTGATGCGAACCGACCTGGGCGGCGTGAAGCCCAACCCGGCCGGGCCGTTATATCGCGGATTAGTGAGCCTGCAGACCTCGCTAATGGGCGAGTTTGGATTGACTCCCAGCAGCAGGGTGAGACTTGGCGGCAAAGAAGAGAAGCCGGCCGACGAAGTCGAAGACTTCTTCCGCGTCCACGGCGCGTGAACTAACGCCCGAGGGGCAGGCGAAGTACGAGCGCGTCGTGGCCTTCTTTGAAAAGGTGCTGCGGCACAGCAAAGGCCAGAACGCCGGCAAGCCGTTCACGCTGCTGCCGTGGCAGCATCATGTGCTGCGTGAGCTCTTCGGCCGGCTGAACCCTGACGGCACGCGGCAGCATCGCGTCGGCTACATCGAGCTGCCGAAGAAGCAGGGCAAGAGCACGACGCTGGCCGGCATCGCTCTCTACATGACCGCCTTCGACTCTGAGCCGGGGGCCGAGGTGTACGGTGCGGCCTGCGACCGTGAGCAGGCGGGCATCATCTACCGCGAAGCGGCCAGCATGGTGCGGGCCTCGCCTGCGTTGTCTCGCCACCTCGAGGTGATCGACAGCCGCAAGACGATCGTCCACAAGGCGAGCAACTCGTTCTATCGGGTGCTCTCGGCTGATGCGTTCAGGGCCGAGGGGCTGAACATCCACGCCTTGCTCTTTGACGAGCTGCACGCCCAGCGTGACCGGCGACTGTGGGACGCTCTGCGGTATGGCGGTGCGGCCCGCCGTCAGCCGCTCATTCTCTCAATCACCACGGCGGGCTTTGACCGCAAGAGCATCTGCTGGGAGCAGCACCAGTACGCCGAGCGTTGCACTGCTGACGCCAGTGTCGATCCGGCATTCTTCGGCTGCATCTATGCCGGGCCGCCAGAGTGCGGCGCTGACGGCACATGGAAAGACGAGCGTGTGTGGCACCAGGCGAACCCCAGCCTCGGCGAGACGATCACGCTGGAATCGTTCAAGGCCGACGCCCGCGAAGCGGATCAGTCGCCCAGCAAGCTCAACGCATTTTTGCGTTACAGGCTCAATGTCTGGACCACGCAGGATACGCGCTGGCTGTCGCCAGACGCCTGGGCCAAGTGCGGCAAGCCGCTTGACGCCGACCTAGAAAAGCGTGAGTGGTTCGCGGGCCTAGACCTTGCCAGTACCACCGACCTCTCTGCGTTTGTCATGGTGAGCCAGGCGGCCGATGGCACCTTCGATGTGATGCCGTTCTTCTGGGTGCCCGAGGTTCACGCCGCCGAGCGGACGGTGAAAGACAAAGTGGACTACGTCGGCTGGATTCGTGACGGCTTCATCCGTGCCACGGATGGCAACGTCACGGACTACGACGTGATACGGCGAGACATCAACGAACTGGCAGAGAAATACAACATCCGGCAGGTTGGCATCGACCGCTGGAATGCCACGCAACTGGCCACGCAACTGCAAGGAGATGGCCGAAACGTCCTAGGGTACGGGCAGGGCTACGCGAGCATGACGAGCCCTTGCCGTCAGCTCGAGGCGCTCGTTTTGTCTGAGCGGATCAGGCACGGTAGCCATCCCGTGCTGAGCTGGATGGCGGCCAACTGCGCACTGCAAACAGACCACCAAGGCAACTGCAAAGTAAGCAAAGCGAAATCGACTGAACGCATCGACGGCATGGTGGCATTGGTGATGGCGCTCGGCATTCACGCCACGGCCACGGCCACGACCCCCGAGCAGTCATGGGACATCATCACGCTATGAGCGAAAACGCCGCCGCTGACTTCAAGATGTTCGACCTGCGTGGCATCGACTGGACCGAGTCGAGCAGCAGCCGCACGCCCTCGGGCATCCGCGTCACGGCCGACAACTCGATGGCGTGCAGTGCCTACACGGCCTGCATCCGCGTGATCTCCGATGCCGTCTCGGCCCTGCCGTTGCACGTCTATGAGCGGCTGGCCAACGGTGGCAAGGCAAAGGCGTCGAGCCATCCCGTGTATCGGCTGCTGCACATGCAGCCCAACCCGTGGCAGACGGCGCAGGAATTTAGGGATTGGATGACGGGTATGTACCTGCACTACGGTGCGAGCTACGCCGAGATCCGCCCAGGTGCCCGTGGTGCCGTGTCTGAACTGTGGCCGCTTCACAGTTCACGCATGGAAGCCGAGCGGCTCGAGGACGGCACGCTGCGGTACAAGTACCGCGAGCCATCGGGCAAGCAGACGATCTACAGCCAGGATCAGATCTTCGCCCTGCGGTTCACAACCGAAGACGGCATCAAGCCGATCCCGACCTACAAGATTTTCCAGAACGCCATCGGCCTCGCCCAGGCGCTGGAGGCCCACGGCAGCACGTACTTCGGCAACGGTGCCCGGCCAGGCATCGTGCTGGAGTCAGACAACCCGATCCCGGCCGAGGCAGCCGAGCGTCTCCGCGAGCAGTGGGAGCGGATGCACCGTGGCGCGGATCGTGCCTTCCGTACGGCGGTCCTGCCCAACGGCGTGAAGGCCCACGAGCTCAGCGGCAGCAACGAGGCGGCCCAGTTCCTCGAGACGCGGCAGTACCAAGTCATCGAGATCTGCCGGGCGTTCCGTGTGCCGCCGCACATGATCCAGGATCTGACACGCAGCACGTACAGCAACATCGAGGTGCAGGGCACGGAGTTTGTGCAGCACTGCCTGCTGCCGCATTTGAAGCGGTGGGAGGCTGCCATCTCGCGCGATCTGATCGTGGACGATGAAACATATTTCGCCGAGCACAGCGTGAGCGGCTTGCTGCGTGGCGACCACGCCAGCCGGTCGGCCTACTACGTGTCGGCCCTGCAAAACGGGTGGATGTCGATCAACGAGATCCGCGAGCTGGAGAACCTGAACCCAATCGGGCCAGAGGGCGACCGCCACTTCGTGCAGCTGAACATGACAACGCTGGACAAGGTGGGCCAGGAGCCAGCACCGGAGCCGATGCCCGCGCCCGTCGCGGAAGTGGAAGACTCACCGGAAGACGATACCGAGGACCAGGCCGAGCAGGAGGACAACACCAATGGAAATTGAACGCCGCGACTTTGCCTTCGACGAGGGCGACGAGCTGGTGGTCGAGCAGCGTGCCGATGGCCGCGCCGCCATCGTGGGGTACGCCGCCGTGTACAACCGGCTCAGCCTAGACCTCGGCGGGTTCCGCGAGGAAATCATGCCGGGTGCGTTCGACAAGATCCTGACTCGCCAGCGTGGCAAGCAGGACGTTGTCGCCTTGTTCAACCACGACAGCAACATCGTGCTAGGCCGCACGTCCTCGGGCACGCTGGAACTCTCCAGCGATGACAAGGGGCTGCGGTATGTGGTGACGCCGCCCGTGAGCCGGGCCGACGTGCTCGAGCTGATCCAGCGGCGCGACGTTCGCGGCTCTTCGTTCGCGTTCACGGTGGAAGCCAAGAACGAATCATTTCGCACTGGCGAGGACGGCAAGGCCGTGCGGCAGATCCGCGAGGTGAGCGGACTGTACGACGTGGGGCCTGTGCTGGTGCCTGCGTATCCGCAGACCTCGGCCAGCGTTGCCATGCGTTCCTACGAAGCGTGGCTGGCATCGCAGACGCCGGCCGAGCCCGAGGCTGTGGCGGAAGTTGCGAAGCGGTCCCTAGTTCGTGACGCCGCCACGGCGTGGGCGCTGAGGCTTCGACGTGTCTGAAGCACGCTGCACATGCGGCGAAAAACTCCGGTGCCGTTCCAGCCGTGCGTGCGGTGACGAGCGGCAGCGGTATCTGCGTTGCCCGAGGTGCGGGGCTCGCGCGGTTGCGTTTGTAAAAACAACACTTTCGCAGATCCGCTTCTGCAAGGTGCCACGCCCGTAGTGGCATTGTGGACTCCATCGGCAATACCGCCGGCGGAGACAATCCACGTGGACAACCTCAAGCGACTGCAGGACGAGGCCGTTAACCTCGCCAACCGTATCGACGCCGTGCGTGCGATCGAGAGCACCGATGCCGACAAGATCGCGGAGCGCGATCTTGAACTCGAGACGCTCAACGCCGATGCGTCGAAGCTCGCCAAGAAGATCGACTTCGAAAAGTCGGTTGCCGACTCGGCCAAGAACCTGCGGGCGGTGGTTGACCGCTGTGCCCCGGCTCCCGAAGTGACCGAGGAGCGGAGCGAGAAAGTCCGCATCGAAGCGGTTCCGTTCTCGGGTCGGCTCCGTGCGTTCAAGTCGGCGGAAGACGCATACAAGACCGGCATGTGGTTCAAGGCTCGCTCGGGTGATGCCGAAGCTCGCCGGTGGTGTGCCGATCACGGCGTCGAGGCTCGTGCTCAGGGTTCGACCGGCAGCACCACGGGTGCGGCCTTCGTGCCCGATGTGCTCTCTTCGACCGTCATCCGCCTGGTCGATGAGTACTCGGCCTTCGCTCAGAACGCCACAAACGTGGTGATGCCGAGCGACGTGCTGCTGTTCCCGCGACGGACCGCCGGTGCCACGGCCTACTGGGTGGACGAGAACACGGCCATCACGGCCAGCGACCCGACCTCTAACCAGGTCACACTGACCGCCAAGAAGGTCACGGGTGCGGTGACGATTGCGAGCGAGCTCCTCCAGGACTCGATCGTGTCGATTGCCGACTGGATCGCCGCCGAGCTCGGGCTGACGCTCAGCAACGCCGTGGAAGCGGCTGCGTGGAGCGGCAACCCATCCAACGCCCCGGCGGTGGCTGGCCTTGTCACGACCCACACGGGCGGCCTCCTGGCCTCCTCGGCTGCCACCTATGCGGCGTCCCTTGTGACGGCCGCCGGTGACACGCCCGACGAGGTGACGAAGGCCAACCTGCTGGCGATGATGGCTGCGGTTCCGCAGCACAGCCGGCAGGGTGCGAAGTGGTTCTGCAGTCCCTTCTTCTTCTCCAGCTGCATGCAGGCTCTCGACCTCGCCCAGGGCGGGTCGGTCGGCCTCTCGCAGGGCATGGGTCCGACCTTCCTCGGCTCGCCGGTGGTTCTCACCGACCGGCTCCCGAGCGGTGGGGATTCGACGGGTGCCATCATGGCGCTGTACGGCAACATGGCCAACAGCTCCTACTACGGCATCCGCCAGGGCATCGAGATCGCATCGAGCGATCAGGTGAACTTCCTCAGCGATCAGACAGTGATCCGCGCAGTTGCCAGGGTTGCAATCACCCATGCAAACCTCGGCACCTCGACCGTGGCCGGCCCGATCATCGGCCTGGTCGGTGCGTGAGCCTGACGGCTTGACG